CCGCCACATCGTTCTCAGGCCAATCACCATCACCGGTGGCATGCTCTACAACCGCGCAAAGGGCATGCTCGCCAAATCGTTCCTGGTGAGTCGCATGCAGGCGCTGTTGCAAGGCGCGTGTATCGATGGCCCTGACACGCGAGAGATGCAAGCGACCATCGAGGAGCTGCGTGTCTACGAGATAAAAGTGAGTGATGACGGGCAGGATACCTACGGCGCATCGGTGGGCAAGCACGACGATCTGGCGACCGCGCTCGGGCTCGCTTGCCTGGAAGACCCGTGGACAGAGCGAGCGACGTACAGCAAGCGAGTGTATTAATTTTTGTGCAATTGTATGACATGGTTTTTTAAGGAGGCCACATGATAACCGCATTCTTGATCGGCTTTGCCCTGCCGGTGGTGCCATTCCTGCTTGGCCTGGGCTTGCTTGCGTTACACAAGAGCAGGCAGGGGTACAGCATGCGAGAGGCACGTCACCGATTGAAAGTGAGATAGGGTATGGCTGATATTTCACAGGACAATGGCGCGATGCTCCCAGCAGGGGACTTCGAGCGATTGGAGAAGCGCGAGCGTGAGGCGTTCCACGCGCTGCAAGAGGGCATCGTGGCCGAACTCTTGAAGGCATCGAACGATTTCCAGTTGCGCCACCCCGGCCTACGCATCGAATGGCGCTTCCAGGTGGAGGTGTATCAAACCGTGCAACAGGGACCATCGACTATTCGTTACTCGCAAAGGGTGTTTTGAGGAGGATAAGGTGAGCGAACGCACATATACAGGAAACTTCGTCCGTGTCATGACCACTGGAGACGGCAAAGGGCATATTTTCAGTGCAATGCTTCAGCAACGAACTGGCGTTGATGCGGAGACGGGCCGCGAGACATGGGAAGATGTGAGACCGCTCACTATCAGTATGGTTGATAACACCGTCACTATTGTACTCACACTCAATGATGAGGAAGGCAAGCCATGACGCAGACGCCCACACTCTCACCCTCTGCACTCATGCAGCCCGTCTATGAGATCACCGATGCGGACCGGGCACGGCAAAAGCGCATCCAGGCTGCCTGGAAGGCGTACGATGGACAGCTTGACAAGCCGCTGGTGCCGATGGAGGGCGAGGCCGACGATAATGTCATCTACAATGGCATCGCGCCTGTTGTGGGTACTATCGATGATTTCTTATTCGGCAAAGAACTTGAAATCAGCGTCGAGAAAGATGCACCAGGTGAGGCCCAGCCGCTGCTCGACAAGACCTGGGGGCGCAAGGAGGCCAGACTTCCACTCTTGCAAGACCTGGGCATGAATGGGAGCATTGCTGGCCGCGCGTACCTACGTATTATGCCCAGTATCTCCGGCAAAAAATACCGCCTGATTGTGCCTGATCCCTCCACGATCTTTGTGAGGACGGCTCCGCAGGATTGTGAGACCGTGCTCCTGTACTGCACCGAATACGGCGAGGGCAGCCGCGATGAGTACGGCAAACCACAGCAGGTGTATTACCGGGAGGAGATAGCGCGCATTGACCCGGACGGGTTTGCCTCTCTGTGGATGCCAGGTGACGATGACACCTGGGTTATCCAGCACTGGACGCAGGTGACGCAAAACAATATGGCGCCAAAGATGGGCAACTGGATACCCGCAGGCGAACCCATCTCCTGGCCCTATCCGTTTGCGCCGCTCTTCTCCTGTAAGAATTTGCCCCGGCCCAACCAGTTCTGGGCCACGCCCGATATCACGCCTGACCTCATCGGGTTGAACATGGCGCTCAACCTCGTCCTCTCCTGCATCAATCGCAATAGCAAGTTGCTGGGTCATCCCTTCCTCTACGGCACAGGCATGGGCGAATCGGTGATTGACCGGCGCCCGGGCGTCATCACCATGCTTGGCCCGGACGGCAAGATCGTGGCCGTGCCCATTCCAACCGACCTTGCCAACATGCTGGCCTTTGCCTCCGACTTGCGATCAAGCATGGATGAGCGCTCAAGTGTGCCAGGGGTGGCCACCGGTCGCATCGCCACCATGCCGCGCGGCAACCTTTCCGGCATCGCCATTGAACTCTTATTCATGTCACTGTTGAAGCTCATTGATAAGAAGCGCTGCCTCTATGGAGAACTCATTATTGAAGTCTCGCAGGCCCTGTGTGTGCTGGCGGGTCTCTGTGGGGACATGGATGACATCGATGTCGCACTCGCCTGGCAGAACCCCCTGCCACACGATGACCTGCCCGATGCGCAGAAGGCGGTCACCTTGCTGGGCATCGGCATCAGTAAAACCACGTTGCAGAGAGAAAATGGCTATGACCCGGAGGAGGAACTCGCACTTTCGCAGGCTGAGGATGCGCGGGCACTAGAACAGCAGCAAGCCATGGTGCAGCCTGCACCACAACCCGGCCAGCCAGGGCAACCACAACCCATAGGAGGGAAAGTATAATGGCAGATACCAAGAAAACCGGCAAATTCCGGGGTAAGTCTAACAAACTCGGTCATGGCGGGCGTGCCGCTCAATTGAAGGCTCGTGGCGTCCCTGGCGGCGTCATCGGCGCGATTGCACGCCGCAAAGGGGCCGCTCCCGGCGGGCCGAATTACCACGGCAAATAAGGCACTATGTAGTCATTGACTATATGACCGTACAAGGAGACATGTTGTTGACTTGACGAGAACACAAGGAGCATATTATACTTATGACACAGACCCCCTCATCTGGTGACGGCGCAACGCTTGCCACTGGATCACCCGCAACGGGTACCCCCGCTCCTGGGAGCGCAACGCCTCAGAAGCCAGCGAGCACGCTTGAGGAAGCGTTGGCACGCATCGCAGAGCTTGAGCGACACGCGGCCAACAAGGAATCAGAAGCTGCGCACCACGGCAAGAAACTATCTGCCGCTGAGAAAGAACTCGAAGCCTACAAAGCAGCAGAGCAAGCAGCCAAAAATGCGCAACTCTCAGAGTCAGAACGACAGGCGAAGGAACTTGCGGATATCACTGCGCGCAATGAAGACCTGGCCGCTGCACTCATGGAAGCAAACGTCAACCAGGACATTGCGAGGCTTTCAAGCAAATTCAACTTTATCGTTTCGCCTGATCTCATCGCCAAACTCATCGATTTGGCAGAAGTCGAGTGGGATGAAGACTCAAGCAGGCCCACCAATATCGAAAAGCTGCTTGAGAAGCTTGCCAAAGCCGAGCCCGATCTGGTGAAACCGCAAGCCGCCACACCAGGGCAACAGCCTGGTAGGCAAGCGCCCGCGACCCCTGCCATGAATCCGGGGCGCACGAGCATCACGCCTGGGGGTACAGTACCAGGCAGGATACCGCGCCTGGAAGACATCGAGTGGAAGCGTTAGACTGAACGAAAATTGAACGATTGTACTCACTACCGCCGGGAGGCAGAAGGATGAGTATACTATGACTATCGCAGCCGGGACATTTACCCTTGCCGATTACGCGCTGTATTCCAATCAGCCGATGGTGCAGGCGGTCTCCATGTCCCTCATCGATTACGGCAATGTGCTGCAAGACGTGCCACTGGTCACCAAAGAAGCGCTTATCCAGAATGGCGTGCGCTTCGAGGGCAACTTGCCGGCCATCACCTGGCGCCCGCTCAACTCCGAGGGCGTGAGCGTGCATGCCCAACCAACCCCCTACCAGGAACAGGCGTTCATCATGACGAACTACGTCGACCTGGACAAGTACATCGTGCGGGACAAGAACGCCATCACCGACCCACGCGCATCACAGGCCAAAATCGTGCTCAAGGCGCTCACCTACGATATCAACAACAAATTCTTTAAAAACGATCACGTGGTGGGCGATACCAATGCGCCGGTGGGTCTGCGTGCGCGTATCGATGACGCGGCATCGCTCAACCGCTGGGGGGTGCGACCGGAAAACAAGATTGACTGTGGTGGCGCCTCCGCCGACCTGTCACTGACGGGCCTCACAGCAGCCAAAGCTGGCGCCTTCCTGGAAATGCTTGACCTCCTCCTGTGGTCGGTCGATAGCCCGGAGGGGCAAGGCGTGATCCTCTACATGAACGATTACGTCAGACGGCGCGTGCATAACGCTCTGCGCACCATGGGCACCTCCGGCGGTCTCGATCAATCAAGAGATCAGTTTGACCGCGTGATCTACATGTACAAGGGCGCGAAACTCCGTGATCCTGGCGTGAAGGCCGATCAGACCACCCGTATCCTTGCCGGCAACGCCATTGCGGCAGGCTCCGGCTCCATTGGTGAGACCGCCGCAGGGGCCGACTCGACCGGCGCCTCTGCCAACTTCACTTCGATTTACGCGGTCAACTACGGCACGGATCACTTTTTCGGCTGGCAATTCGATAAGGGGCCAAATGTCGAGGATTTGGGGCTCATCAACAATGGTGTCATCTTCCGCACACTCATTGACTGGGCGGTTGGCTTCATGAACAGTTCAACCCGCTCCATTGGCCGGTTGTTTGATATTAAGATCGGATAGAGGTACTGCCATGACACAGCAGTAGAAAGGAGCGTGACTCATTACACAAGAGGAATTTAACGAACTGAAGGCGGCGGTCGAGGTCATCCGCGGCGGTGATGTGAGACTGGGCGCCGTGCTGCATGCGCTGCTTGGCCACGTGGGCTCGCTTTCCAAGGTCAGGACAGGGCAAGAGGTGAGCGCACCGCCTGAAGAAGTGGACGTGGAAGAAGAGCAGCCACGGCCCATACCACGTAGAGCGAGTAGACCATGAACCAGCAGCAGTTTAACGTGCTTGACGCACTCATCTGCTCGCAAGCAGGCAAGTCCGATTATCACGAGCTTGCCATCTGGGCCGCGCTCGCCATTGGCCTGGCCGGGTCCTTGTCGCTTACCACGAGCACGCAGCTTCAGGCGCTCGCAATGAATGTCTGGGGCTAGAAAGGAATCATGACATGCCGGTTGATGCATTAACTCAGCTACAGGCAGCGGTGACCAAGACCGCCACCTTCAACGGCGCAGCGCTCCCCCTGCCTGGTGGCACGCCGCGTTACGGCCTGTGGGCGCGTGTGATCTTTAGCGCGGCCAACCAGGCATCAGGCTCTGGCGTCTGGACATTCTCGGTCGATGTGTGTTACGACGGCGTGCCCACCACCTGGCGCTCCGACTTCGTGGCAGACCCGCCCATCACGCTGTCGGCCACGGCACAGGCGGGGGTCATCTACATCCCGTTTAACGTGCAGCCAACGATAGTCGGTGGCGTCATCACCGCGCCGCAAATCAGGTTGACGGCCACGCTCTCAGGCGCGCCTACCACGCCGACGATCACTTATTCCGGAGACATCATGGTAGCGAAGCCGTGATTAATCAGGGAATCTAGCTCTATAGCCTTTGTGCTGAGTGTAAATGGTTCCCCTATCGAAACCCTTAGCAACGCGCATAAGCGAGGAACAATCGAGATTATGCTCTCTGCAAAACTTTTTAATGCCAGTAACAACATGCTCAACACCATCAGGCGAAGTCACGATGAGGGTTTTCATACGACTCGCATATACCTCAGGTGTGTAAGTATGTCCCGTCTTATTGGCAACTATCTTAGCGCGACTCTCTGTACTAAGAATGTGTCCAAGTTTTGCAAGGCGTATCTTCTCGCAGGTTTCAGGGGAAAAAGTCGACTTGTTTGCGGTGCGGTTGATGTTAAAGCCTTTCTTTCCAAAGGGCTTCAACTTATCAAGCCAATATTGCTCTCGTTCAACCTGAAACATGGGAAGCACCAATTCCAGCACTTCAAAGGTAAAGGCTTTGGAACCGTACTTATTCCAGGCATTTTGCAAATGTTGTGTATGGTGCTGCTTGTTTCTGAGCGTATAGAGGTGTTGTGCACGTCTGTGGCGAAGATCAACAGCACTGCCGATGTAGATTTTGCCCGTGGGGATACAGGTAATGCGGTAGATGCCCGATGTGGCGGGTATAGAAGTGGCGTCCATGCCCTAACTCCTTTGGTTAGTCCTTGTGGTGTGTTGCTGCCAGGGAGCCAAGGTTACTCCTTTTTGCAGAGGTTCATGAGGCCCCTGCTAGGCAACATCTCTACTATACCATTCTTTGGGAGGGTATGAAAAGTGGCTGCTAGATCAACAATGCTTGCCATGATCGCACGAGTCAGAATCATGATCAATGATCTGCTCCCGGCAGGTTCAGGTCAGGTGTTCACGGATAATGATGTGCAAAACGTGCTGGATGAGACCCGTCAGGATGTCTACAACATGCCACTCTTGCCGCAGCCGACCTTTAGCGGGGCGACGATTCAGTGGCTGGACTACCTTGCGCCTTCACAGCTTGGGGACTGGGAAGATGACATCGTGCTCAAGCAATACCTGACAGTCGTGGTCACCCCTGCCACGATAGACGATATCGTAGGGCATTATACCTTTGCTGCCTCTACCTTCCCGCCGGTCTACATTACCGGAAAAACATTCGACATTTTTAGAGCATCCGCTGACCTGCTTGAACGCTGGGCTGCCAAATGGGTGCTCATGTACAGCATCTCAGTCGATGGGCAACACCTGCGGCTCAATGAGGCTGCCGATGCCCAGCAGAAGCTCGCGAAAACCTACCGAACGCGCCAGCGAGCAGGGACGATCACCATGCGACGCACTGACATTGCAGCAGAGGGGGCAGAACAAGGCAACGTGCTTGGGCCTCGGCCCATCGATTATATGGCGAGTGGATAAATGCCAATTATCAGCACAACCGAACAGCAGCGCCTCTCAGACTGGCTCTCAACGCAGCTGCTGACCGACACCTGCGCCGTGCAGCGCGAGGTGAACAGCGTGTGGACGACGGTCTCCGGCATGTCGGCAGTACCCTGCATGGTGACGGGCGAGCAGTACACCGGGCCGATGCCTGATGAAATGCTTGGTGCTGACATCAAGATCATCCTCATGCCGCGTCTCACCGACGTGCATAGCCCGGACCGGCTGATTATCAACACCATCAAGTACCGCGTCTTCCAGGTGCCCGAACCCCGGACCGTGGAGATATTGCGCCGCGTCACCGCTGTGCGTTTCCCGCAAAGGTTTGGTGCATGATGCTACTCGATATTGCCTTTGACCCAACCAGCTTGGCCTCCATAGCGCGACTCCTGTCATTTGACATCATGCTTGAGGAGGAGATGGCGCCCTCTATGGCAGAGGCGGGCCAAATCGTCACGGAGGCGGCACAGGCCAACACGTGGACGGCGTTTCAGCACCCGACCGGGCCGCTTGCCGACTCCCTTGCGCCGGTGCCGATCTCCCCACTCGAGGTAGGGATAGCCGTAGGTGTCCCTTACGGCTTCCGCAGAGAGTACGGCTTTGTGGGCATGACTGACAGTCTAGGCCGGGTTGGGACAGATGTAGCAGAGCCGTATGCAGGCCCTGCCCTGGACGCCAATGCAGGCAAGGTGATGGAATTGATGGATCAAGCTGTGCGAAGGTCCTGGGCAAGAGTAGGAGGGGTGTAGTATGCCAGCACCAACCAGGCGTGCCACCAAAGCAGTCGGAACGGCTATTGTCGCCTACCTGGCAGCGCTCACAAAAGACGATACCACGGCGGTCTACAGCCTTGCTCAGCTCGAGTACATCTTCGATGTGATCGGGAAAGTCAGCGACGGTGGCGCCGTGGTCGAGGTCTACGGCAATATAGATGGTGAAGAGCGCCACGGCTTTGGCGGCGCCGGGCGCATGCGTGCCGTGCAGACGTGGTACATCCTCTCGATGTGTAGCTTAGAGTCGGCGGCGCTTTCCTCCTACATCTATGATGTCTCCGATTATCTGATGGTGCCCTTTGAGCAGCACGCCCTGCTTGGCAGTGGGGCGACCATTCCAGGCGTGTACCACTCGCAAATGAAGCCAGGCAGTGGCCGCTTCTATCGCGTCAATCGCGATGGCCAATGGCTGAAAGCCCATCTGTGCGAACTGGAGACCAGGACTGAATGGGCAATTCCAGGAGGTGTGATCTCATGACTCAGCATTATCTCTTTCCCGAGCCGGGTTCCGTTCCTGGAATCCCTGGCCTGTTCTCAGGCTGCCGCGTCGATGTAGAGGATGATGGCACCTTTACCGTCTCATCTCTGCCGGTGCATCCTCACTTTGCTCCGGCGTCTGTGGAGGAGGAAGCCACTGTGCCTGAAGAAGAGCAGGACCAGCAAGTCTCAGAACCGACTCCGATACGCAAGAAACAGAAAGGCGGTGAGTGATGCCGTTAACCCCAACAGTAGCCAAGGCGAGTGTGAACGTCGCGATAGAGGCAATCAGTGGCGAAACGATCATGATGGCCGCCACTGCTGTCGTTGCTACCATGTCAGCAGGGATTACCCAGCCCACAGGGGGCTCCGTGGGCTCCCGTGTGCATCTCATCCTCTACGGCTGGACCGCCGGTGGCACGCTCACCATTAACGGCACGGGGGTCCCGGGCAACACCGAGGTCATCACTGTGCCCGCGCCCACGGCCCAGCAGTTGCAGAGCCCACAGCTTGCCAACTTCGAGTACGAGAGTGTGAACCTCTACACCGCCATTACCAACTTCCAGGCATCGGCGCCGCTCGTCACCGGCGGCGGCGTGCTGGTGGTGAAGGCGTGCCAGGGCGGCAAGTTCAACATCCCGGTGACCGCTTTCAAAGGCAACTACAAGGCACCGCTCGTCAGCCCAAATGAGCACAATAGCCTGATGGCGCGTGACAAGAAGCTGATTGCGACCGTCAACGAGGCAGCCATAGATGCCTGGGACAGCGAGTTCTACGGGGATTTGTCCTTGTACTGGGTCTATCTCATGTGTGGATCACCTTCCTGGTCCACACTCCCTGCGGCGCCACTCTCGATTGTAGCATCGGCGACCATCATAGCCTCCATGACCATTGCTAACCAACCCACGGCCCCTGGCATGAAGCTGATTATCGTTGCCTCCACCTGGGCCTCGGGTGCCTCCATCACCATCGTTGGCACCTCCTATGGCATTGCTACTACAGAGGTCATCACCATCGGCGCCAATGGCACGTACTACAGCGCCAACGTGTACAGCGCCATTACCAGCATCGGCGGTACCACTAACGCCACCACACTCGTCATCACCGGCGTCTTCGGCTGGAAAGGCACGGTGACCTCTGAATCGACCAGGCAGACGGCGGTGGTGGAGCACTTCGATGGCAATGGCTCCTGGGTGTTCCCCTTCTCGTACACAACCGACGGGGACATGACCATTCCCAACAAGGCAGAGGTGAAGGTGACGCTCAAAGGTGGGGCGCAGGACAAAATCCCGATTGGGGATAGAACCACCAACCCGCTCAATGTGTCTCGTGTGGCCAGTATTGGCGCCCCGCTCTCCGATTTGCCGGTGGGCGGCTGGCAGACGAACGTGTACATTGATGCGATCACCGGCACGGCACAAACGACGGTGTTCGGTGATCCTGACGAGGAGATCAAGGTAGTGCTCAAGGCCCCGGTCGAGCCGCACTGGACGTTTGTCAACCAGCAGGAGTACAGCCGGGCGTATCCCATCAAGCCCGAGGTGACGGTCGATGTGACCTATGACATCATTAACCTCTTGCAGTTTGAACAGAACCGGCAAAACCTCAAGCAATACCTCGTGGTGCAAGTCGTGGGGGAGTACATCGGGACCAGCGCGGGCACGCTATACTACAAGGGCTGGACCTGGACGCTTCCGGTGCGCTACGAGGAGTACGGGCAGGAGGGCGATCCTGGCCGTGGCAACGTCTTTGCCAAGCCGAAATTACGCACTGAGTACGACGCGGGAATCGGCGGCTCGTATCTTCTCACGATCATCACGAGAAACCCGCCGACCTACAACCTCTAGCAAGCAAGCAAGCATAGAAAGGTATACATACATGGGCGCATTCGATGCAGCAGCAAACATCGTGCTGCCTGACGACAGCAATACCGAGGAGGCGGCCAAATTCCGCACGAAGTGGCACTGGGAAGCGCACGAGGTGGTCATTCTCAAGGGGGTGTATACCACAGCCGACCAGGAGATAGTCGAGAACGCCGGCGGAGGGGTGAAAGGCCAGGGCAAAAAGAGCACGCCCGATATGCGTATCGGCTCCTCCCGCGCCAAACTGCTTGAGGTGATGATACGCGACTGGACCTTTACGATGAACGGGCGCAAGCAGGAGGTGTCCAGGAACGCCATTGCTCACCTGCCCAGCAACTACCGCACCCCGATACTTGAGCGTATCGATGAGATAGCCGAGCCGATGAGCGAGGAGGAGCAAGAGGATTTTTTGCCTGGGTCGAACGGGCATACGAAGGAAAGCTCGGACGAGATGAGCCCGTTCCCGACGAGTGCATAGAAGCGGAGGTGTGGCCCCGCTTCGGTGGTTACTGGGGCTACCTGGCCGCGCCACTCAGGACGACACAGCGCCACTGGCTAGAGGTCATCAAGCGCAAGGAAATCGAAGCACGGCAAAACGCCGAGGTCGAGGCAGATATAGCAGAACAGAGGCGAGCAGCAGAAAGGAACGGACGCTATGGCCGGTGACACTGCGCTGCGGTTGCTGATAGACATCACAGCCCGGGATAATGCACGGGCTGTCATCAGCGGGCTTGGCCTGAATCTGGTTGGCCTTGGCAAGTCATTCGGCCTCATCAAAGCTGGCGCTCTTGCTGCTATCAATTCCATGCAGTACTTCATCCACGGCTTTCCGGCAACCGGTATGCTCAATCTCAAAAAGGGGCTGGCTGACCTGGCTAAGGGTTTTGGGCAACTGGCGCTCGCTGCCCTCGCCATGGGAGCCATTGTCGCCGTCGCCGTAGGTATTGCTATCGGTGTGATGGCCGTCAAAGCTGCCGGCGCTTTCCAGCAGGGCTTGAACCGGCTCGTCACTGGCGCAGGCGACGTAACCGACAATATGAAGTTGATGGGGCAAGCTATTCTTGCCACCTCAGTCGATACGGGCGTGCTGACTGACCAGCTCCTCCCTGCCATGTACCAGATCATCAGCGCAAATCAGCGTGGTGCCCAGGCAGAGGACACGCTGGCGGTAGCCGCGCGTGGCTCGGTCGTCGAACAGGCCAAGATCGTGGACGTGGCCAAGGCTTTGACAACCGCCATGACCGACTACGGGACAAAGGTTTTCAATGCAACACAATACATGAATGGCTATACCAGGGCCACCCAACTCGGAAAGATCACGCTGGAAGAACTCTCGACCTCGATGGGGCCAATTCTGCCCTATGCCAAAAACCTGGGCATTGCCTTCTCAGACGTAGCTGCGGCCATGGCCACCATGACGAATGCGGGTATCCCTGCCGCGCGTGCTGCCACCTCCTTACGCTTTTTATTCCAGTCGCTGGAGAATCCAACGAAGAAGGCGCTCACGGCCATGCAGTCGTTCGGCCTCTCCTCGATTGCGCTGGGCAATGAGCTCAAGGTGAGTTTACCGGGCGCCCTGCAGATGGTCTACAATGCCGCGAAAAAAGCGGGTCCAGAAGGCAGTGTGCCATTTAATCGGGCGGTCAGTGACATGATCGGCGGCATGCGCTCCATGCAAGCCTTCCTCTCGTTGACAGGCAGCCATTTCAAGACCTTTACCGACGATGCGGCGGCCATTGCAAAAGCAATGGGTATCAGCAAAACGGCGGTGCTTGGCTGGGATGTGGCACAGCAGAATGAGCGGGTACAATCGGCACGATTACACGCAGTCTTGCAGGGTCTGCTTATCACCATCGGCTTGCAGCTTCTGCCCTATGTGACACGTCTTGAGGCGGCAATCGTGCCACTCGTTTCGCAGTTTGCGGCCTGGTTTGCGAAATCAAATGCGCTTTCGGGGGTCATAAAAACAGTAAGCGAGGTCGTATCGTTCATGGCGCCTGCTGTGATGCGCGTCGTGGGGGCAATAGCCGCGTTTGTAGGGTGGATCGCCCGCGTCGTTACCTCGCTGCACCTCGGTAGTGAGGCCATGATTGCGCTGAAAGGGGTTGCTATCCTACTGGGGGTGGCACTCCTGCTCATACTTGCGCCATTTATCATACTTGCAGTTGCGGTTGTGGCGGTGATCGTGGGGATACTCCTTGCTATACGCGGCCTGGTGATCGCCTTTAACTGGCTGAAGCAGGCAGCCATCGATGCCTGGAACTGGATAGTGCAAGCAGGTATCAATGCGTGGAACTGGATAAAGGGCGCCTGGGAGACCATCAAGGGCTTTTTCAAGGCGGGGGTCGAGGCGATTGTCGGCAGCTTCCAGTGGCTGTATAACCACAACTATTATTTCAAGAACCTGGTGGATTTTATTCGTAATGTCACACAATCGGTCATCTCCTGGCTGACTACGGCCTGGCATAATGTGTCTACCACACTGGCAGGCGTCTGGAATACGATTAAGACGAAGGCGACTGAACTCTGGCAGAATATCAGCCGCATCTTCTCCTCCGCCTGGTCTACCTATATCGCAGGTCCCTTGAGCGCGCTGTGGACCAGCTTCTCCACCTGGGCAGGCAATCTCGCTAAGGCCGCCTGGCAGTGGGGCGTCAATCTCGTGCAGGGGCTGATTAACGGCCTCCTCTCCATGCTGGGTGCGCTCCTCTCTGCCGCCGGGTCTCTTGCCAAGCAAGTCGCCAAAGCCCTTGGCTTCCACAGCCCGCCCGAGTGGGGTCCAGCATCTGACAGCGACCAGTGGGCGCCCAACTTCGTCAAGATGTTTGCCTCCGGCTTGCTTGCTAACTTTCCTCAATTACAGGCCATGCTGGCGCGTATGGCGGCGCTGCTTGCCTCCGTCATGGGCGGAAACTACAGCGGCTCGTACTCACCACCGGGCGCATCCTTTGCCGGCGGGCGCTACCCGACAGGTGGTGCTACCATCGTCATCATGGCACCGGGGCCAGTACGCTCGGCAGTGTATCTCGACAAAAAAGAGGTCGGGTATCACATCATGGACTGGGCAGGGACTGACGTGCGGCGTCACGGCGGGCCGTTCAGGAACGGGTGAGCCATGCTTACGGTAACAGTTGGCGGAACGTCCTACACCATCGATGAGCCTGCCTTCAAGTTCTCCCCCAAACTTGCAGAGCGCTGGCGCTGCCAGATCTACATTTGGGATTATACCGGGGCCGTGTTCTTTCCCTACCTGGCGAAAGTGACCGTCACCGACCCGGTGCTGGGGCGCCTCTTCACCGGCTTTGTGGCGGCAGACATCCAGGACAAGACCAACACCTACCCTGATCCGACGACACTGCACCAACTCGATTGCTTTGACCCGCGCCGCTTAGCAGAGAACCGCACATCAAATAGGCAGTACACCACACCGACCTATGCCGGCAAGATCGCGGCGGATATGATCGCTGACGTGCTGGCCTACGAGGGCGTCATTGCCAACTACGCCACGCAGTTCATCTCCACACAAAGCGATTGGCAGAATAACGGTACGCTCTCCTCCGTGGTAGGCGCGGCCACGGTGGGTGATGGGGACTTAGAGCTTGCCAATACCGGGAGCCCGGTCACGACCAGTTTTCTCACCCAGGCAAACTGGGCAACGGGCACCGCCGTCACCATCCAGGAAAATAGCGATGGCACGGTGCAACTCATCGGCTCTGTGCGCAACTGGAATGATGGCAGTACCGCCAACCAGACGCTCTACGGCAACGGAGCACCCACCGATGCTGTGAACGGCAGCGGGCAATACGAACTCACCTGCACGAAGCAAAACGAAACACGTTCGCGCCTGGACTTTGCCGGGACGTGGAGTGGGAACTATACCATTGAAGTCGATATCAACGTGCAGGGGGATGTGCCCCGGCGCGGCGTCACCTGGCAGACCACGAACTGGGGCAATGGGGACGGCGGCTATGGCTATGCGGTGGAAGTCCTCTCCACCAGTATCGAGATCAGACGTGGCACCAATTCGAGTGCTGGCGGTACTTCCACCCAGCTTGCCAGTTTCACCTTCAGCCCGAAGCTCGCCTATGGCTGGTATAGACTGAAGGTAGTCAAGAGTGGCAG